CGAAGAAATCGCGGAGATCGAATCCCGCCCCGAGCCCGAGCCCGTCCCCGAGCTGACGCCTGCTGAAAAGCTTGCTAACGCTGGGTTGTCTATTGAAGAATTGAAAGGATTATTGGGCTTGTGATAAATGGCCAAACCAAAAGGCGCATTAAATAAGGTATCCTTCGTTCCCGGTCCCCCGAAAAAATCTAGACAGGGGCAGGGAACGAGGTCCCTTCCTAACCACGGACGTAAAAAGACTCGCGGCCAAGGCCGCTAACCTATCATGATTACCATCTTTGGACTTAAGCTGACCTACGAGGCAGCTGTTTTCTTCGCACTATTTCTTGCTTCCGAACTGATCGGTGTTAGCAAGTTCAAATCGAATAGCGTTGTCCAGGTCTTCCTCAAAGTAGTAGATCTGCTGCGTCCTCTTCGTTCTGAGGACGATAAAATCAAGCGCATCAAGGACTCTATCAAATGAGTATCCAGATCCGAGACGTAATTAAATACTACAAAGGCCTGCCTAATCAGGATAAGGCGCTTGCTGAACTGCAAAAACTGCTGGATTCCAATAAACTGGCTGACGATAGCGCGTCTTGGGTCCAATTGTGGCGCATTTCTCCACCGTCCGCACCTAATAAAGCCTTTGATAATACCTGGGATGGTATTGAAGCGGCGGCAGCGGCAGCTGGGGCTAAATTTCCCGAGGTAGTGGCTGCTCAGTGGGCACTTGAGTCCGCATATGGTACTGCTATCTCTGGAAAGAACAACTTCTTTGGCATCAAAGGGACTCCTGGTACGGTTAAGACCACCTGGGAGGACTATGGCAACGGTCCTGTGACCATCCAGGCCACGTTTAAGGACTTTGCCACGCCTTATGACTGCGTTAATCATCTTGTCAACCAATGGTACAAAGATTACAAAAGTTATAAAGGTGTCAACCGTGCTGCCAATCGGGAAGATTGCGCCTACCTTCTTAAGCGTGAGGGGTATGCTACTGATCCAATCTACCCACAGAAACTTATCAAACTTATGAAGGACCACGACTGATGTCTCATCCCGTATTTCCTGTCTTCCCTACCAGCCCTGCGCCTACACTTGGCCAAACCTTTACCGCTAATGGCGCTACCTGGACATTTACCAGCATTGGCTGGGTTAAAACGGTGGTGGTTCTGACCTCGGACTACCCCATCTACGATGGCCTGATGGTCGATACTAGCCCCTAACCATGACAAGAGCCACTGAAGATCAGTTTAACGAGCTTCACGGCCTTGTTACAAAGGAACTGATCCTCCGCATTCAAAGCGGAGAAGCAACAACTCAAGATATTCGTGCGGCCTGCGATTGGCTTGCTAAGAACAATGTTACGGGGCTTCCCGTATCTGGATCTCCTCTTTCTGAACTATTTGCAAGTTTGCCTGAGCTAGATTTAGAGGAGGTTGAGCGTGTCATCCGATAATGAAGCAGTAAGGAATATGATTGCCGCAGCAGTTCTAGGACTGTTCGGTTGGCACCTATTGACCCTTCATAACATTGCTAAGTCTGTTGATGTACTCGTTACACAGGTTGGACTCAGCAATCAACGCATCGAACGCTTGGAGAACTTCGTTTATTTCAAAGATGGCCCAGGCGAAAAGCAAATCCGCTAAATACTACGCAGCCAATCCAAAGGCTGCTGCTAAAAAGGCGGCTTACCAACGCAAACTGAATAAAAAGCCAGCTGTTAAAAACGCCTCTGAAGAGCGGTGGACCGAACGGCGGCGGCGTGGCTTAGCGGGAAAGGGAGGCCCCGATCTTTCCCATACCAAAAAGGGGACCATGGTTCTTGAAAGTGCTAGTCGGAACCGCGCCAGAAATGGTCACAATGGTAAATCCACAAAGAAATGAACAAAGGTAACGCTAAACCTCCGGGTCTTTACGCCAACATCAACAAGCGTAAAGCAGCTGGCACTTCACGTTCCAAGAAAAAGTCTACCATTACCCCAAAAGCCTACGCCAACATGAAGGCTGGGTTCCCTAAGAAAAAGAAGTAAACCACCGCAGCAGGCACAATGCCTCTCAAAGATCCTTCTGAGTACCTTTTTCTCCTTAAGGCCATGACAAGCAGTGAAGCTAAGCGCATGTGGAGACAGGCCATTAAGGAACACTGGGATAACCGGTGTGCCTATTGTGGTCAAGACTCCGATCATCTGACGTTGGATCACGTCCATCCAAAGATGAAAGGCGGTCATGACACCACAAATAACGTGGTTCCTGCTTGTTGGGCCTGTAATCAATCCAAGGGTAGTTCACATTGGCTCTCTTGGTGGATTGGTCAAGAATCTTTTGACCATTCAAATTTCTCCAAAGTCCTTGCCTGGACTACTACCTAACCTTAACATAAACTTTTTTAGGTAAAACCAAATGTCTACTCTTCCTGCTGGTGGTTCCGCTTTCGGTTCCATTTCTAACGCCCCTGGTCGTCAAGATGAGGACGAACTGAAGAACCGGGCTCATACTACTAAAAATGTAAGCAACGGCACTACCACCACGACCACTATTAGTGCTACCTTTGCTGATAAAGCCACCACCGTGGCTCTGAACGCTACTGTGGGTGCTGCTAAAACTGCCATCCTGGCTGTGCGTAAGGCTGATCGTGTACCCTCTTCCAACGTTGCCAACAAGACTGGCCGCGTGCGTCGCGTGGATGCCTGATTATCATGGCTGCTAAAAAAGTAACTAGCTCTGCTAATCAAAGCAAGCGTTCCGCCAAAAAACCCATTACTACATCTAAAGGTCGTACAAACCGTCAATCCGTTAGTAAAGCTCGGGTTAGTTCTTCCCAAACTCGTGCTGCCAAAACTAGCGCCCGCGTAACCAACGCAGCACAACGGACAACTACAGGAACTGCTAAAGTAACTGGAACTACTCAACGAGCCCTGCCGCCTGGACGTACTGGTGGGGCAATGGTTCGCCAAGAAACCAAACCTGAAAATCCTAGACGCACAGCTGCTCGTTCTCGTCAAACAGCGGCCTCTCGTGGAACTACTGGTCCTAATCGAGTTGGGCAACCTGCTGGCGCTGCAAACCGTATGTACGGAGCCAATGTTGTTAACCGCAGTGTTAACAGGGCTATCCGCGCATCCCGCCTTGGAGCTGCTGGTAAAATCCTAGGCCGTGCCGCTGTGCCGTTGGCTATGGTGGAAGAGGTTAAGTCTATGGTTGACCGTGAAAAACGGATGCAGACCCTTAAGAAAAAGGGAATTCAACGGCGATCGAATGCTGCTGTTTTGAGTGAAAAGAGCTATGCTTCTGCACAACGGTTTGCGGTTCCTAAACCCAAGCCGTCTAAACCCAAATCGTCAGCAACAAGCACGACTACCCGCGCCTCGACCCCTTCACGGGCCACTTCTTCCAGAACAGCAGCGCCCTCACGGACTACTTCAAAACCTAAAGCAGCAGCAAAAAGTAAACCGCCTGTAACTTCTAAGTTATCAGCTGCACCAACCAGCGGTATTGGTCCTGTCAGTAGTGGTGAATCGTATAGCCGCATGAAAACCAGCATCAGTGAGCAACTGCGTGAACTGCGTGCAATGCGTAAAGCCTCTGAAGAACGTCAAAAGCAAAAGTGAGTGATCATGCCCCTTAAAAAAGGCAGCTCCAAGAAGACCGTTTCTAAAAACATCAGCAAGCTGGTAAAGGAAGGTCGCCCTCAAAAACAAGCCATTGCCATTGCCCTCAGTAAGGCTGGCAAGGCCCGTAAGAAGTAAAACCGCATGAGAGGGGGCTGTACGCCTCTGTAAGCCTCCTCTCTCCCCTATTAGGTATCGTATGCCCAGAACCACAAAACAAGCACCTTCTACGCCCATAGAACAGCGACTTGGTGATTCGTTTCCGTTATTTTTGTCTCTTGTTTGGAAATCGCTAGACCTGCCTTCTCCAACACGAGCACAACTTGCCATTGCTCAGTACCTTCAGAATGGACCAAAACGACTTCAAATCCAAGCCTTTCGAGGACTCGGTAAATCGTGGATCGCTGCTGCCTTCGTTCTGTGGACGCTATGGAACGACCGTGATAAGAAGATCCTTGTTATATCTGCGTCTAAGCAGAGGGCTGATGACTTTACTATCTTTACTCAGAAGTGTATTCTTGAGTTTGATTGGTTGGCTCATCTTCGCCCTGTGGACGACGAGCAACGGTGGTCACGGGTCTCCTTTGATGTTGCCGGATGTAAACCAGCACAAAGCCCCTCCGTCAAGTCCGTAGGTATCACCGGTCAGATTACTGGTAGCCGTGCGGACCTGATTGTGTTTGATGACGTGGAGGTGCCCGCTAACTCCGCCACAGACCTGATGCGAGAGAAGCTGTTGCAGCTGGTTACCGAGGGTGAGTCCGTCCTTACACCCAAGACAGATTCCCGCATCGTGTTTCTTGGGACGCCGCAAACAACGTTTACCATCTACCGCACGCTGAGAGAACGGAACTACCGACCCTTTGTGTGGCCTGCTCGCTACCCACAGAGCCTGACGGGCTACGAGGATGTCCTTGCCCCGCAGCTCGTAGCAGACATTGAACAGAAGGGACACGACACAGTACGGTGGACACCGACCGACACACGCTTCTCTGAGATCAACCTGCTTGAGCGTGAGCAAAGTATGAGCCGAAGCAACTTTATGCTTCAGTTCATGCTTGATACCAGTCTGAGTGATGCGTTAAAGTTTCCCCTTAAGCTTAGCGATTTTTCCGTATTGCCTTTGGACATGGAAAAAGGACCAAGCGATCTGGTCTGGGGTGCTGACAAGGAGACTCTTCTTGATCTACCCGCTGTTGCTCTGCCTGGGGACCGGTGGCATAGGCCAAAAAATACTGCGGAATTTACCCCTTGGGGGGAAACAATCGCAGCCGTTGACCCCTCTGGTCGTGGTAAAGACGAAACGGTTGCCATCATCCTGTCTCAAATTAACGGGTACCTCTTTATAAGGGACATCTTTGCTAATCAGGATGGTTATTCCGACACCACCCTGAGAGAGATCCTCACACGAGCAAAGAAGTACAAGGCTACCACCTGCCTTATCGAGAGTAACTTCGGTGATGGTGCCATCATGGAGCTGATGAAAAAGCACGCCATGGAGATGAAGGTTGGCCTATCGTTTGAAGAGGTTCGTGCTACAACACGAAAGGAAGATCGGATCATCGACACCCTTGAACCAGTCCTTAATCAACATCGGCTTATCATTGACCAGCGTCTTATTAGTTGGGATTATACATCTAACGGTGACATGGCCCCCGAGGAACGCCTTCCACGGATGCTAATGTACCAGCTAACACGCATGTGCCGTGAGAAGGGGGCTGTAAAGCACGACGATAGGGTGGACGCCCTTGCCCTTGGTGTAAAATACTTTCAAGACATCCTTGCCATCTCAGCAAAGGAAGCACAGATTGAACAAAAGCGAACCGAGTGGAATCAGATGCTAACTGCCTTCATCGACCACCCACAGGAAGCCACAGATCGACTGGTAATGGGTCGAAACTTTGAAGACATGGGTTCTGCTGAAAACGCTGTCTATACCTGGATTTAAGAGAAGGGACGCATTATTACCAGAAGAGTGGTGCCTTCTGGTGTGGAACAGCGGTAATCGGAGGAGGCCGAACTATTCACCTCCTCCACCCAAACACGACCGCTAATCCATAGTGTCTATCTTCTTTAAACGCACCAGTTTAATCCAATTCTCTTTTTGCAAACGCTCCTTGGCAGACGCCGAAGGACGGCCAGAAAGGGGGCATGGAAGGAAGAGAAGATAGACACCAAACAAAATTGACCGACTGAAGGACGTGACTACCCTTCCCTTCCCTGTTTTGGGGCCGACAGCAGAAGGAAATACGACACCAAACCGGGGGCCGGGGCTTCTGAATTAGAAGGAGCGACAGCGACTGATAATGAAGACCAAGTTAGACACATCCGCAAGGATGGGGCTGACGCGGAGCTGTCATCACCTATAGTTCTCTATGGTTAGTGAGGGTCGCAGACCCGAGCGTTAGGTTTTACCGAAAAGGCATCCGCAGGAGTCTTCGGAGCGTGAGCGGAGAAGAGTACAAGGCTATGCCCGTCGAACCCGACCATATTACTATTACTAGTACCAGTACCACTGCTATAGTTATATATCCCTTTATCTATTACCACTACCTCCACCACTACCACCACTGATGTTAAACACTCCTTCTGTAAAGCTCATCAGCATCACACCAGATGCAGAAAAGACCATTGCCTATTGTGCCAGGGTGTCTAACCCCAGCAACCAGGAGAACCACGAGACCGTGGAGAAGCTTCTTGGTTACTGTATCCGCCATCAGCATTGGTCCGTGTTTGAGATGGCCAACATCGTTCTTGAAATCAACACTACCAGAGCCATAAGTCCACAGATCCTTCGTCATCGTAGTTTTACTTTTCAGGAGTTTAGTCAACGCTACGCTTCTACCCTTGAGGGGCTCGGTGGGCTCTATTCCCCGCATCTGAGAAGGCAAGACACAAAGAATCGCCAGAACAGCACAGATGATCTTTCTGCGGAAGAGACCCAGTTGTTCTATCGCCGTATCGCTCAACACTATGCTGAGGCTGAGGATCTCTATACCGAGATGATTAGTCGTGGCATTGCCAAGGAGTGTGCCCGAGAGGTTCTTCCCCTTTCCTCTCCGACTCGTTTATACATGAATGGGACCGTTCGTAGTTGGATTCATTACATCGAACTTCGCTCTAGCAATGGTACCCAGCTGGAGCATCGACAGATTGCTGAACAGGCTCGTACCATCTTTTCCGAACAACTACCCATTATCTCCAGGGCATTGCTGTGGACATGACTTACGAAGAATACCAGAAGTGGTTAAACATTAAGACCAGCCTTGAGGAACGTGGTTTGACCAATAGTCCTTATTACATCCAGGCTGTCGCTGCTCTTGTTAAGAGGCCCGTACCTCCGTATCCTAAGGCTGATGCTCGGATCACTAAAGACGACCAAATTTAAGAACATCTTCAATCTCAGCAGTAGGTGGCCGCTTTGGGCTCGTCACCTATTGCTTGGGTTGTTGGTGAGTGTTGAGGAGTGGTGGATCAATAAAAAGGTTGTCCAGACCGTGGATAAGGCAATCAAGGAGGTGGAACCGTATCTGCCTCCGTCTGGGGTGACTCCTCCAGTGTATTCCGAATCCGGCAGTGGCTTCTTTGACGAGATGCGTCTTACTGCCCCCTGGAAGGCTCAGGAAGACCCCTCTGACTCCCCTCAGGTGTAAGGACACCTAAGGCTCCTCAGAGGGCCACTCCTGGCGCTTACACACTGGTCTGAAAATTTGGCAGAAATTTGTGAAGTCCTAACGCTCCATGCGCCGGCTGCGGTCCCCCCATAGGGGGTGTCTGGCCTCGTGTCCATGTCCATCCCCCGGC